GAGATCACCTTCGTGGTAGCGGACGTATTCGTTATAAGCTGCCCACTCCTGGTAATCAGCCTGTCTACCGTAATGCTGGAAGTAGAAGGCATCCATCTCGGATGCGTCCTTGAACCAATTACCTGGTTCTTTAGTGACAGGGTTGATATCTTTGGTACTAAACTGGACTGCACTCGCCCATTCGCCGTACATTTTCTTAGTCTCGGCGCGGGAACGCATCCGACGAAACCCAGGAAGATACTCTTCACCGTTCTCGTCATAGCGGATTTTACCTCGGGCGATGTCTCGGATGTTCTGTCTTACGTGCAATCATCTGTTCGGCAGCCATAGTCTCTTCTGGAGTTCTAATCCAAGAGGAGATCATGTCGTGACCTGTTACTGGTGTCTGTGTTCCCTTTGTATTAAGAAGAGCCTCACGGACTGAGGTTCTAGTCTCGTCGAACGGACGAGTCATCCGAACAAAGAAGCCTAAGCCATCTGGCTCGACGACGGTTCCGTTCGGAGCGAACTTCTCTCGGAATCCTTCTGCGACATTCTTAGAAGTAAAGTATTCACCAGTATGCTGGCCCATGTCGATGTCGTAATGAAGAATACCTAGCTTGTCGTAATAAGGACGAGAGATATTCAGGATGGTATTCTCCATCCCTGGGTATTCTTTTTTAATCTCTTCCATCCACATCCGGACAGCCTTCTCATCAGCGAGGAAGCCTGGGACACGTTCGACCTTCTGGACAGTCTCGACAAGTTGTTGGAACTTATCTGCATACTGTTCGATAGATTCGATAGTCCTGTTAACTAATTCCTGACCAAACCTACCTGGCTTATTCCGGATATTCTGGACCATCGCGTTAAAGTAATCTGGGAGACTCCGCATAGCTTCTGTAGTGGCGTCTGGTTCTCCACCAGTCGTGACACTTTTGACGATACGTTGAGTCGCAGCCTCTGGAAGGTCTCCGACTGCATTAGCAATCGCTGCCTTACCGGCTGGCTCCATCGGAGCCTTAGCTACTTCATCAATCATTCTCGAGACTTGTCTAGCGAGCTGGACAGTCTTAGCCCCTCTGTAGACTCCTTTAGCTATCCCAACACCTGGGATGGCTGTCAGGTCTATCAAGTTAGAGAGGAGGTTAGCGCCTCTCTCGGAAGACGAACCACCTTTGATTGCTTCGAGATATTCTATAGCTAGAGAAGGATCTTCAGCTCTGAGGTTACGGACGTCCTGAAGGATCTTCTCCTTACGTTGAGGCCATGGAAGATCGAGAATCTTATCGGCTTGGTCATACGGATCAAAGCCTAAGAAGGCTTGTCTATATCCTGGGACTAACCGAGCTACTTGCTCGACACCCCAATCAAACCATCCTTGTTTCTTATACTGGTCTTGGACATTCTCTAAGAGAGAGTTAGCTAGTTCTCTAGTCGCGATTAACGTAGAACCTTCATTCTTAGCTAGTTGGACAGTCCGTGGGATACCGTTCGTAGCTTCGTTCCACCAATGATCTTCACCGATCTTACCGGCGAAGTCATCTGTGTATTTCATATATTGATCGGCGTAAGTCTCTTCAAAGACAGACCTAGGATCCGTAGGCCATGTCTTCTCTGAAAGAAGAGGACCCATCGGAGGCTGCCAGTCTTCTGGCTTTACACCTTGAGTAGTTCTGACGAGAGCTACATCTTCGGGAGTTAAAGGACCACCTTTTGCATTAGCTGCGTTTATTAAAAGCTTCTGAGTCTCTTGTTCTTTCTGAAGACGCACACGGTTAGCTGATAGTTCACGGAGGTTTTTCTCCTGCCCAATCATAAGTGCCTTTACGACATCTGGGTAATCTTCCGGTACATATCCACCAGCTTTAGCTCTTGTCGCACGACTATTCGCTGTCTCTTCAGACACAGGTTGGGTATTCTCCTGGGGCTGGACAGAGATAGTTCCGTCTGTAGTTGGTTGGACTGAGATCCCCATCACGCTTTCCAAGTCTGGCCGAACTTGGCCCCTAGGTTAGATCCTACTGAACCGAAAGTTCCTGAGTTAGTCACCAGTCCACCGCCGAGGGACATAAGTCCTGCGCCGAAGGAGTTCTGAGCACCAGCTGATGCGTAACGGATCTTAGCTGAATTGATATCCTGCATCGCTCCGTACTGTTCTTGACCGAGTTGCATATTCTGATTTATCCCAACTGCAGAGACGTCTGATGCACCTTGGATCTGGCCGTAGCCACCTTGGAGTCCTGAGCCGAGTTTAGCACCTTGGGCATTCGCAGTCGACAGAGCAAGAGCTCTAGTTCGCTGTTGTGTCCGGACGACTTCGAGTTGTTTACGTCTAGCCTCTAGAGTCTGCTGTTGCAGCTGGAGAGCCTGAACTTGCTGTTGACCAGCAACTTCTTGTTGGGTAGCGGCAGCCATCTTCTTCTGGGCATCCATCTGTTGAGACGCTCCATAAGCTTGTACACCAATTCCTACTACGGCGACAGCCGCGCTTATACCCATTAGAAAACCTTTTCGTAATTCTGTTCAGTTAACGTATAGCCAAGCTTGATAAAGAAGCTCTCATGAGACTTATGTATCTTGTCTTGTACTATTAAAGATTTAACTCCATGTCCTTTCAACCAGTTCTCAATCTCTCGGAAGAACTGTTTGCCTATCTGTTTGTTCCTGTACTCTGGTCTTAGATAATAGACATCTGTGAGAGCATAGAACCAACTCTTGTAATGTAAGTTCTTAGCCAGGAGACACGAGAAGTATCCTGCGAGCTTACCTTGGAGATCTCTGGCTGTGAAGACACGAAGTATACCGATATCATTAAGTTGGGTATACGTCTCATAGTCCACGTCTAGAGGTCTGACGTCTTGATTGAGGGCCAGCTCTAGCCAGTGTTCGTGCAACAAAGGCTCTAGTTCCGAGACAATATTGCCGAATCGTTCCTCTTGATAATTCATTAATCTTCAACCTTGACGAGCTCCAGGCCTCGTTGTTCAAAGTATCTCTCTGCGTGTCGACGCAGAGCTGTGAATGATGTGAACTTCTGCTTGAGAGTCTCAGGCAATCCACCCTTCTCGTACTTGAGGTACCAGAAGGAAGTCTGAGGTTCACGTACTGCGTGTAGCTTATTGCCACCTTTCCAGAGACGGTTGTCTACCAATCCTGTGGTGGCTTTAACATTCTCGCCTTCTTTGACTTCCATAACGAGAACACGGTCATCGTTATTCATTTGTTTCTCTTTGTATGCAACCTCGTCCGGCTGCACTTTAACTAAGTCTATCATTTTCTACTCCTTGCGTAGATGTCGTAGGCAAAGTAGAAAGCTATGACGCCTCCTATGATTGCCCATAGATGAAGATCAAGTGGGTCTGTGTTGAACGTCGAACAATCTACTGTGGCAGTCAGTCCACTACCAGCACAGCCCATGAATGAGCCTATAACTTTGTCCCATAGAAATACCTTTAATAGTATTAGCATGGGTCCCAGAGCCAATAGGAGCCTCATGGATGCGTTTAAAATACCAGCTATACGGTTACCAGCCTCCGTAATAAGGATCTGCTTACGATCCTCTGCTTCGGCTATTTGCTGGTCATACTTTAGCTTCTCTTGGTTAGTAGAAGCTGAAACTTTAGCAATCTGAAGATTAGTGATATTCCCGACGATCTGGGATATCGGTCCAGCTAATCCTGTGAGCCAACCTAAGATACTAAACAGCATCTGGAGGTGCTCCCTCTTCGACTTGTTTAAGGGCTACTTCACGTTCAGTGTTTGCCATCTGTCTGAATAACATAACTACCAGAGCCATCCCCATGTTAAAGAACATTAAATGCTCAGGATTTTTAAAGATCAAAGACCAGTCCATATACTGAGCAATAGCGTCATAGGTACTCACAAAGAGTATTGCTAGAGCTGCTACGTGGGTCTTCCAACCCGTTATGTATAGAGATACTTTAAGCCACAGGTTTTGCAACATCTGGAACCTGTTGTTTTGTAATCCCGTAGATTACAGTAGCTATTCCAAGAACGACCAGGACAGCTAGACCATATGGCCAGTAATCCCAGAGATTGTAATGTTGGGCTGCAACTGCACCACCGGCTACGATTACCGCACCACCGACTGCGATGTCGCCACCACGATTACCTTGGAATGATTTAAGAAGAGCCATGACTCCAATCTGGGAGTCCATCACCTCTGCAGAGTATACCCCATCAGATACAAATTTGCCACGTCGCTGACAAGAAGTCCCACCCCACAAATAAGGACTAGGAATACCACGAGCACGATAACCAAATCCGTTAAACTTCTCTGCCGCAAAGGCCACCGCTGCAATGCCATCATCACCCTTCCAATTAAGTTTATCTAAGCCCTCCATTTTAATTGCATCAAGGGCGGCTTCTTCCCAAGTTGCGAACGGACCCCTACCCGCTGGGACTAGCGTAGTCTTCCTACCAGTGCCGACGATATGTTCTCCATTATGGAGGACAGCTCCCCAGGCAATGTTATTATTGACTAATCCTGCCTCGCGTACCATAAGAGCACCGATGACGTACCAAGGAACTCCAGTCTTCTTGGAAATACCTGATAGTCTAGTCTGAGCCCGTTTGATTGCGGCGACTTCTCTGTTAAGTTCTGCGCTAGGTTTTACCTTAGCGACCTTCCACAGCGCTAGATACCCAGGCTTTAATTCCTGATATGTGTACATAAATCTCCTATGGGATTGCGTTTAGTGTATCGTAGGTACTCCAACCTATTAGGTAGAAGGGTTGCCCCGGTACTGATTGAATGTTAAATTGTAGGACATATCCTTGTCCTCTTACCTTAAGTCTTCGTCTTAGATTAGCAGTCAGCCCTGTAGGATCTGTCTGTAAGACGTATTGTTGAGTACTCCAATGCCCTGTTCCTAGGGGAGTTAAAGCATAGTCCCATATACCTTGGAAGTAATAAGCCGTAGTCCCTGAAGGACCTAGGACAACTGGGATGTTGCTTATCTTAGAGAACACATGGACCCAGTTAGACTGGAACCTCTCTGCACCTTGTCCCCGGAGTCTATAGCCGGTAGTCAAGGAAGAAGTGTAATTGACACCTACGGTGTCGTACTGAAACCAATCTAAGTAGGCTGTGTTATGGGCTTCTGCCCATGTGAAGTTATATGTAGAACCACTAGGGAATGAGACTAGAAACTTAGGAGAAAGTGAAGTTACGACGCCTGAAGACGTAAAGGATACGACTTGATTGCCTAAACTATCTTGGACAAAGTCTGAAGCGTTATCTATAACTGTATTAAGGTTGACGTTACCAGACTGGGTATCTGATATGACGATGGCATTCATAGTCATCTTGCCGTCATTACTAGAAGGGACTGTCCAAGGATGGAATGCACCTGTTCTTGTATTCAGATTTAGGACCGAGTCGAACTCATACTGCTGAGTTACTTGAGTAGTCGACGTAGACCGAAACAACCAATAAGCACGGCCGTCAATATAATTAAAAAATCCACGCGCAAACTTTTTACTAGAAAGAGGGATTGTGTCATAGTAGGCCTTGATAGTCGGGTAAGACAAAGGCTTGATAGTCGGGAGGGAGTTCGATCCCTCGACAGACATCATGTAGATGCCTTCGTTATTCCACCACACCGGGTAACCGTTAACCGAGATGAAAGAAGTTCCTGAGATACTCTGGATGAGAGCTATCTTCTGGATTGAGTAATCATTAGCTGTGAAGCCTATTCCCTGTGACCCGGTAATATACCACACACCGTTAGCGGCAAAGACTGCGAGTCCACCTGGGACTGCGACTAGCTTATAGATAGTTCCTGCATCTGGTATTCTTATGACTCCACCGTCTGATGGTAGGAGATCGAAGAAGTTCTCAGAGGTAGGATCGTTCTGTTGATAACAAGCTCCGTAGTCAAGGATTGGACTAAGTGTCTGAGTAGAAGCTGTTACGATCTGGGTGAAGTAAATCGAAGAGTTATATCCCTGGGCATTCACACCAGCGTAGAAGACTCTACCTTCGAAAAAGGCAGACGTACTTGGTCGTTGAGCTCCTGTACCTGACTCTTGTAAACCACCGACGGCAAAACCTGTATCTGCCGATAATGAAGCACTTCGAGTAGTCTGGGCTAGAGGATAGATGTAATGTCCTTGAGCTGCCTGAGAATTCCCTTGTACGACTCCAGCACCAAATCCACTAGCTAAACTAAATTGGAATGTCCCGTTAGCATCTTTAAACAACCACATCACATCTGAATTAGATGGAAGATTTGCATTAACGACATTCCAAGCAACTAGACTCTTTTGGATCCAACCTTGGTTAAATAGGTTATATACGTGCTGAGCTGAAGCTGTTCCTATACTTGAATTGGTATAGTTATTCTGAGCCTGAGCTGGTCTGACACTTGGGTTAGAAGTTATATCTGAGACCTGACCTTCGAAGTCTCTGATCATCAGCTGGATAGTAAAGGAAGTTATCGTGTCGTTCGTGACGTTATAGACGATGTAAACAGGATCACAGTAAGGATGAGTTACGAAGAGAATTCCGTTACCGTCACAGAACTGGGCTTCAACTTGATCTGGTATCAGGCCAGCTGCTACTGCCTGGGCATTAGGACTTAACGTAGCAGTTGCTGCTACCGCGCCTAAAGAGAAGCTAGCCTGGTTCGTCTTATAAAAATACAGAGTAGGCCCTACCTGTAGTACGACTAAGGTAGTGTTGCCATCTCCGTTGACATTACGCCATAGATATGTGTTAACCGCGTTATTAGTTCTGTTTATGCTTTTGAAGGTAGAACTCGCCTCGAAGTCCCAACCCATACGTCGGTTGACTGAGCCATCATAGTTGAAGACACAATCGGTAGTCTGAGTACAAGCATTCTCTGGGAAGTTTAATCCAGTAGCTTCTGTAACTAACCCCTTTGTGAAGTCGTTAGTTACCGCTACTCCAGCTGAACGAGGCATTATTTACGCCCATAGTATGGTAACTGCTGGAACGACTGCATCGGTGGGAATACTGCGTTCTTCTTAGTCTGGACGTGTGTCCAACCTCTCTTGGAGTTCCTTTCGGCTGTAGCATGTTGGGTCTGCTTAAGTTCGGCAAAGGCTAGAGCCTTAGCTTCGTTAAGGAGAAGAGGAAACTGATCGTCCTCTAGATTAGGGATGAACGTATCCGTCTGCAGGAACGGGATACTTAGCCTACCGTAGCACAGAGAGTTGCTAGCCTGCATGGCTGTCTCGAGACTGGAGTCAAACGTATCAAAGAGGACTGAGTTGTCGTCCATCGTTGTGTAATACGTCGGAGCCATGTCGTTTCTGTAAGTTATCGTAAAGACACTGTTATTAGCTGAGAGCTGATAAGTAAAGACAGAAGGATCATCTGGGCTCATCGCATGCATGAAGTCCAGGAATGTCTCTAGATCGAGATACTGGATCCATTTAGGCCGGATGAATGCAGAAGTCGGGACAAGAGTTCGAACCGTTAAAAGAAATCCAGTTCCTGCTCCTATTCCAGTTACAGTTAGAACGTCTCCTACCTGGTAGTTCAACCCGGTGTTATTCAAAGTGACTGAGCCAGGGATACCCCCAGAGACGGTTATGTTAACTGTAGCGGCTGAACCGTGCCCACCTATTAAGGGAACACCTGTGTAAGTTCCGTTAGCATACCCAGTTCCTGAGACTAAGGAGAATGTAGCTATACCACCGACGGTAGACGGGACGATATCAAGATTAACACCGTGCGAAGCTACGTCGACAGATTGGAATAGTTCGTTATACTTAATCCATCTGATCTCGTTAATCGTCGGAGGGACGAACATAAGTGTTGGAGTTATCGCACTGCCAGAGCCTTCCAGGTTAACTAGGTCGTAGTGTTCAGGAAGGTTTGCTCTGCCAATTATATCGAAGTAAGTCGTCTGGATTACGTTAGCTATCTGCTGAGCTTCGACAGAATCCGTTATAGAGTTAACCTCATCGGAATCCATCGAAGACGCGATAAGCTGAACAAGTTCGAGAAGAGTATACTTCATGTTTGTGGTAGTTCTCTGATGTAGATGTAGACGTTAATCGTAGACGCCGCTCCTTGAGCAGCGGTAATCCTGAAGAAGAAGCTAGATAGATTAAGCCAGAAATTAGACAGATTGCCTGGAGATAACGACGTGGCAGAACCTGCTGTATTAACTGCGTTAGATGTAAGAGTCGTCAAAGGACTGGCAGCAGCAACAATAGTCGTACCTGTTGCACCTGCACCGGTGAAGATACCAAACTGTGCAGCCGAGAGAGACGCCGTAGTTCCTAGGTTCTGGATGACGATACGTTCTATCGTATAGTTACCAGACGGAGGAACGCGGACGTTCATCGTGGTATCGGCTACTGAGTTAGCATTCACGTTAACTGCATACGCACCTAGGTATACCGAACTATGGAGAGACCACGCTGGGTTTATTAATTCCCATCTGGTGTTAGATAGATTATATCTAAGTTTGACTTCGTAGTTATTACCGGATATATCGCCAGCGGATAGAACAGAACCTCCTAGACGAGTAATTGCACGAGCAGTAAGCCCGTTAGGACTGAAAGTAGGAGCGTTAGTAGTATTGGCAGCAGTAGCTCTGAATGAGAGCTGGAGTCCGTCTGTGAGGGACGTGATTGCTGGTGAGTAGGTGGCAGTGATTGCATCTGCTGTACCTCCTGCACTAATCCAAGGGTTTACGGTGCTAACGAGATTAGCAGCTGTGACCGCCGTGACGGCTGCGGTACCTGAAGTATTATTACCTAAATACGTAAAGGCTGGTTGGTTAGCTATCTGAGAAGGATTCAAGTTAGCTGAGGCAGATAGTTGCGAACCTAATATGTTAGCTGCGGCAGATAGTTGAGTGCCTAGAATGTTTGCACCAGCGGCTATCTTAGCTGAAGTTACTGCACCAGGAGCAATAGTAGTAGTAAGGGTAGAAGAACTGGTAGGAGAAGTAACATCGCCAGCAAGAGTAAGACTAATGTTGATTGGGTTTGTCGACGTAACATCCTGAAGTCGTGCTGGTTCACTTGCTGACCCTGGGGCTGGTAGATTTATGATGTGATTGCTATTCATATCTATCGAGGCACCCATAGCATTAGGTTGAGTACCGTCTCTAGATAAAGTATTATCGAATGCGTTCTGAGTAGTAGTACTGTTAGCGTTAATTAGATTAATAGCCGTAGTCTGGTTAGTTAAACTAGCTAGGGGATTTAAAGTTATCTTACTCATGCGACCTTCCAAAAGAGTACTTCAGAATATATTTCAACTGTAGCTGGGATACCTGCAGCACTACATGCAACTCCGTTTGTAATCCAGGAGCGCATCTCAATTGCGGTAGTAACAGCTACCGTAAATCTTCCCCATATATTAGAAATTAGTCTTTCATTTATAAAGCTAGTGGTTTGATTTAAAGCTGCTTGAGATGACCCGATTAACAGATCACTACCAGCGGTGAAATTAAAAAGCTTTCCTTTAAAAACACCAGACGTTCCAAAGGTAGAAAAATCTCCCATGGCATATCCCTGTGCAAAGTAAGTTCCTGCTGGGAGAGTTACCTGATTAGCCGACAATGTAGGGATGCCTGTATCGTTAGTTACAGTCGTATTCAAAACTCGTGTAACCCAGACTCCGTTAGTACCCGGAGTACTGGACCCAACTCCTGAAGCCTGTTGTTCTCGGACGTGCATAAGCCCGCCTCCGAACGGATTAGCTCCTGGGGAAAGAGCGGCGGCTGGGATTAAACTCCAAGCTCCGCTCCCTACACCATTAGCTATGTAAGTTGTATTTATAGCTGCTGAGCCGATACCTTTCGGTTCATGTAAGTCCGAGCCGGCTAGTACGGCATGAGCTATGTTTGTCATTTAATCCAAGCACCTGTAACAACACAGAAGTAAATACCAGTAGATGCCGCGGCTAGCGACACACCTGTAGAGCCTGCTGTACCATTAATAGTATCAGTCCCTGTTGCATAAACTTGCAACGCTACTGCTGCACCTGCATTTTGAACAACGACTTCTGCACCTGCAACTGCAGGAGGAAGAAGGACGGCATCTGCCGCATTAGCGTTAACAACATTAACGTACTGCGTAGTAATTGGAGTTGCACCAGCCTGAGTATGAGTCGTGCTGGATGTAATTGTACTCGTGCTTCTGAATATAAAACCCGGATATGGATACGGAGCTGCTTGCCCATACGCCTTACCGACTGCTACATTATTTCCGCCGAGATCGACGTTTGTAACCATTGAATTTCCTTTCTATGAAGGGGGGCGTTTAGCCCCCCAGCATATTTACTGAATAGTTCCCTGCATGTTGTAGATGATCTTGACGTTAATATAACCAGCGGTAAACAACGCCGTTGTGTTACGTGCTGCGATTAAGCCTGCACCAACAAACGGAGTAGTGAACGGACCGGAGATTGCGACTGGCGTAGAGCCAATCCAAAGTCCACCCGCACCTGCTGCCGGAGTATTAAAGTAAGTTCTACCCAGGACAAATGTAGCCGTTGGAACAGCGTTCAAAAATCCTGCATTACCGGTCGACAAGACTGTCGTACGATCAACATCGGAGATTAGTCCGAGGGAGAGCGTAGCTGTTGCACCAACTGCAGCAACGACGGTATCCACGATCACTTGAACGATCTGTGGAGCATTTGTAGTATTCTGACCTTGTACTGGAAAGAAGATTTGATCTGATTGAATATAGTCGGTGGCTAGAGTCTGTGCGACTGGAGTATCACCATTTCTATTCAACTTAGTAAGATCAATACCGATCTCAACTTCACGAAAGTCACCATACGTCTTATATTCCCCGCCTGTATCAGGGATTACCTTTTTAATACCGTACTTACGGTAAAGGCCATCTGGATCAAAATATGAACCCATGTTATTATCCTTTCCCGTTAGACGATCACGGATTGTTCAGTAATAACCGTAACCAGGTTTTCTGGGCGGTACAACTTAAATCCGTATTCGGCGATTGTCAGGAACTCTTCTTGCTGTAGATCCTTGTTGAACTCGGAGTACACTGTTGGCATCTGACGGAAGCCACCGATGTATGTAAGAGTATCGCCAGGAGCGGCTGAGAAGAATTGGTTTGCGATACCTGCCGTGAAGGTCGCTGCGACACCACCTGTTGGAGTGATTGTCTCAGTGATACCATTCGGAAGGTAATTTGAGATGTATACGTCAAATCCGAAGATGTTAAACCTGAACTTGAAACCAGTGACGGCGGCATCCTTCACAATCTCGCCCCATTGAGGCTGAGGTGAGAGAAGGTTGACGGCGTTTGTCTGGGTCTCGAGTGTGTAAACAGCGGACGGATCTAGGACGCAACACAAGTTAGTAAGTGGAACGTTAGCCTTGATTAGCGCGTAGTGAACCTTCGCGAAATCCTGTAGACCGATTGCTCGGTTAAGACCAGAACCAACAAGCCTATGGTCGGCGTTGTTGATGACGTTCGGATTGCTTGCAGTTTGTCCCGCATTTCCTTGAGAGAAAATACGAGTTTCGACGGCTTCCATTAGTGCTCGGTGCTGTCTCGGAACGAATGCTGAGATAACATCTGCAGCATAGAACGAGTCGCGCTTGAATTTTTCCGAGATCGAGTTAGCACTATACTTGTATTGGTCAAAGGAAAACACGAAGTTACCTGTGTCCATACGATTATAACGAACTGCTTTGCCTTCTGAGAAGTCAGCAGATTCAGCTTCACCGATTGACGGGATATTCAAGATGAGACCATCTGGGAAATCCGTCAAAACCTTGACAAACTTCATAGCGTTGAGCTCATCAAGAAGCAGCTCTTTGATCTGACGTGACCAAAGATTACTTCTAATCAGATGCTCATTGGTAGAGACTGTAAAACCAGTCGCCTGTGCCATGAGTTTATCCTTTTGTTAGCTCAGGGTTCCTCGACATCGAAGAAGGACTCGCCTAATTCGACTGCGTCTCGGTTCATCTGAACTGAGGTTTTGATGTCATGGTAGAGCTTAGGATCATTCGCTTTGAGTTTTAGGTAATACGATCTCGTACGCCTTTGGTCCTGTGGCTTAAAGTTATCGGATCTCTGGACATTCCTTGGCAAGATGTTTGGATCTTGCTGACGGACTGTATCAAGACCGAAAGCCTTAATGAGGACTTGGGGGTTAGTTCGAGCTAGGGTATTAAATTGCTCGTCGGACATTCCTAGGGCATCTACCTGTTGCTTTACAGAGGCTTGGTAATTATCACCAAATCGCTCTGTTAGTTTCTCTCGAAGGAGATTGGCATTCGCTGACTGTCGTCTCTGGGTCTCGATCTCTTGGATCTTTGAGGTGACGCGAAGATCAATGTCTTCTGGAGTTATTCGCGGTGGCTGATTATCGTCGTTAGCTGGGGGTAATTCGCTATTTGACTGACGCTCTGGAAGCTTAGAGATCTTGTCGATGTAATCTTGGAGCTTAGCCTTGGCGTTGTTATCTTCTCTCAAAGCTAGGTAGTCTTTCCGGAGTTCATCCTGTTGACGTTCTAGATGTTTGATGAAAATATCTGATTGTACTTTTGCCTTAGCAAGAGTTTCGTTGTCTTTAAACTTCTTGTCTTGGCCTACGAGATCTTCGTAGTAATTCTTGTTTGGGTCGAATAAAGGCTCAGCCGGTGGGTCTTGGTTGAGTAGATTATCGGGCATGTGGTATCTCCTGTTGGTCTAGGTCGATTAGTTTGATATTAAAGTTTAGCATCGCTCGACAGCCGTTCTTATAAGCTTGGAGGTAATCCCAGTTAGGAACTGAGAATTGCTTGACATCCAATTCGGATTTGTCTAGCGTATTTAACTCGTCGTTAAGAATAGCCTTTTGTCTATCGAGAACTCTACGGGCGGCTAAAACTGAGTTCTGAAATGATTCCTTCTCCGTCGGGTCACTGATGTGGGAAGTCCATTTAGTATACATTATTGAGGTGGTACTCCTACTGGGGGTTGTCCTGTAAAGGGTATCGCCGGCACTTGGCCTCCCTGTGGAGGAGGTTGTCCTGGTTGCCCAGGTTGTCCGGGCATTCCTTGCTGATCAGGTGGAAGATCGTAATCTCCGTTCTGTCCAGAGGCTGTTCCGGCTTCCATCGCAACCATCTCTTGGAGAGCCTGAGCTTGACGCTGGGCGTCTGCCTGCTCTGCTATTCCGATGTATGGCATGACGAGATTATATCTGCCCATGTTGAATATGTGTTCGAATGTCTTAGCTAGTTGAATCCCTGAGAAGTGCTGGGCCATTGTTTGCCAGAGGGGAGAGCCTGCCAAGTTAGTAAGATTCTGGACCAGCTCTGCTTGTTCAGCAAAGTGCCTGGCTCCGACTGGTTTGATCCGTCCCATTCCTGTAATATCGTCTGGGGTAAGAGACATGAAGCTTGCCAGTTTGAATTCATCATCGAAGACCTTGACTGTTGCTGGAGAAGTCATATTACGTCTTGCTAGCTCAAGCATTGCATTCAGAAGGGGTTCTACGACCTGCTCTTCGAATTGCTTGATCTTATTCTGGAAAACTCTTGAGGAGGCGTTTTCCATCCGCTGTACTTCGTACTTAGTCTTTTCTCCGGGAGTTCTAAATCCCATGGCTTCTCGCGGAGCTCCAGCCATCTCTTCCATAAGTTTCTCGAGGTTCTGGAGTTCAAGATTAGCCGAGAGTGCATTAACATCTGGGACATGAAGTTCGACGTCTCCCTCTTCACCCATGAATATCTTCTCGCCAGGTTGCCAGATAAAGTCTTCGACAAAGCCTTTGACTTTCTGGACTGGATAAGTGACGAGATCGAAAATATCGGCTTTCATGTTCTCGACATGATCCATCCGATACTGCATGCCCACAAGATTATCCAGAGGGCCCATACCCCACAGGTTATCTTGTCTTTTTCTCCAGGGGGCATAGAAGATAGGAGGATATCCATACCAACTGGGGTTAGGCTTATTGCCAATAATGCGATGACGGTCGACGACAGTAATAACACGGTTCTTAAGGAACTCGTCGTTATCTGGATCGTAGATGTCTCCATAGAAAGTTAAAACTTCACAGAAGTCTGAATTGATATAATCTCGGAAGGAAGTGAATCCATCCACCGAATACATGTTGTCTTGCTGTTGAAGATCTCCAGTGAAGGATGTAATCTTAGCTCGGACCTCTCGAAGATAGCGCCAAAGCTCTTCATACTCATCTCTGTTCTCATCGTTAGACATCCTCTCAAGGAGTTCTTTAAGTTCCCCCATCGAGACAATGCTTCGGACGATCTTAGGAGAATGGTTGAAATTCTCGGCCGTCGGATTCATCACTAAATCTAGTGGAGAGATCCTGCGCGGAACTGGACCGACATATCCCGTTTGGGTCTTGTTCGGTCCTTCGACTCTTTCATCTAACCATTCGACGGTAACGAAACAGTTACCATAGTCGATATAGTCCAAAATGATTTTATCTAGTTCGTGCTTGAAATAAGGCTGTTCTATACACCATGTGACGTAGTCGATGATGGCTTCTCTCTTTTCCTGAGAGTCCTCATCGTCGGCTTCCCACTCTAGCCATTTCCGTTGCGGGAAGAGGGTCGCCGTATAGTTCGAATAGAGGTTGTCCCTAATTTGACAGAGTTTAGGGATGGTAGTCTTGTTCTTCCAAGGGAGTTGGAAGTTCGTTGTTTTGGTTGTATCTGTGGCGTAGACATATCTTCGTACCTCTTCCCAATCTGTTTTCTTTACACGTCGGAGAGTTTCCCACGTAATCCACTGTTCTGTGATCTTAGTGGCGAGTAGTTCAGGAGTGATGATATTAAATAGATCGAGTACTTTACCGGTCAAATCACACCACCAAACCTAGAATTAAATTGAAATGCATTTATATTATCTTGCTTTGTTCGAAAATGGTTGAGTGGCGCTACTGCGAAGTCGATACACGAGGCCAGAGCATCTTTTATATCGTCGTGTGCGGGGTTGGTAAATAATAGTTCTTCCTCCAAAGTTTGGCAGTATCCACCTTCGAAGTGCCAGATTTGTCTATTGTCGTAGCGAGCCTCTAGAGTAGCCCTAATTCGTTCTTGTTTAGAACCCTCCCACCTCGTAGGCCTGAACTCTTCAACGACGAGAGATAGACCATAGGGTCGGATATAATTCTCTTTAAGGTCCTTGACGATGACTGACTGAGCGACTGAGACTTCAGCCCTGATCTTACGGAATCCCCATTTCTCATATAGTTTTAGTATCCTACTGAAATATTCGGGGATGCTGTCCGTCTTGAAGCGATCTATGTCAAGGATGTAGTAATCGTTCGAACCGTTTACCCCCAAAACCACGATGGAGGAATAATCGGCTTTCTTGGCGGTCGAGTAAGCGAAATCCACGGCGGCAACGACGTTAAGTCGCTGTCCTTTGAACATCCAGACTCCGTCTCGTCGGGAGAGGAATCCTGGCTCGTAATACTGAAAGTGATCTCGTTTGAAGGGTGAGCTATCGACATCGTGAGGGTCGTTGTAGTATTGGGCTCTAAAGTGAATTTTGTTAAGGTATTGCGCTTTCTTACGCGCGAGGATGTCTTGGTCGAACCCGAACCATTTCCCGTCTCCGCGTTGCTGTCTTGGCCAGAGGTATTGTCCTGAACCATCTCCTGCAGTTTCGACTTGCTCTTCGATCTTTTCGAAGAGGGGCTCGGAACTGGCCTTGTCTCCTCGTTCGTCATAACTTTCAATCTCCATTTCCATTAAATCGTTATAAAGGTCTTTGGGGTGATACCTTGTACCAACAACCCATTCTCGAGCATTCACTGTTTCAACCGAGGATAGATAAGAATATTGTTCCTTAACCTTCTCTCGGGTTTCTTCCATGTAGGCATTCCCTTGGACGACTACGTCATCCAGAACAGCGATATCACAATGCATGCCCACAATATTGCTGGTAAGACCAGCAGTGAAGATAGTTGGATCACGGATGGCTTCTGCCTTACGTCTCGGGTCATCGACAGATATTTCCCTCTCGGTCCATTTCTCTCTCTTAGCCTCTTCCTTCTCAACCATCTCAGGCCAATAAAGACGATAGCGATCAGATAAGAGAATATCTTTAATAAACTTTAATTGCTTAGTAGCGAGATTACTTGTACTGGAAATCAGTAAGACTCTAAGTGTAGGATCTCTTGTTATCTCCCAGACGATACGGCAAGCTACAAGAGCTGACTTCATATGATCTCGAGGGAGTAGAACAAGCTGATGCGACTTAGCATCTTGACGAGTCCACCAGCGGATGATCCTTCTTTGGACATGACCTAGGACGCGATTAGGGATAATCAGGTCCATGAACTCCTGCATGTCGGATTCGGCTAGTATTCTTTTCTCGTCTCGATTAGTCGTCACGTCGTAAACTCTCGGCTCTGGTTGAACCCACCTTCTAGGCTTGTCATGGAATATGACGGTCTGTAGTATTCTCGTCTGAAGGGATTAAGTACGGCAGACCTACCGACTCTGTTAGTTCCCATCGCTATTCCTACAGCTATAAGATTAACAAAAGCTTGGGCAGCTGTATTTATAGTCTGCCTGGCTGTCGCCATCCCAACACTTCGTGCTAGAAGAACGAGAGGAGCCATCGAAGCAGCTCTTCCGGTAGCCATCGCAGGAGATCTTCCTGTTAGATTAGCTGTCAGGTTAGTAAAGTTCTTCGCGGTAGCCATCGCCATTCCTTGGAGAGGAAGAGTGAGTTTACCAGCAAAGGGAACTTTCCCTATTGCTATCGAAGTTCCGACAGTCTTAAGATTGACTAAACTAGAGAGAGGAACTTTACCTGTAGCTATTGAAATAGATCTAGTTTGTAGGCCAGCTAAAAAGACTAGAGGTGTTGCACCTGTAGCGATAGATACCGAGCTAATAGAGGGTAAAGCTAATGGAGTTGCCCCACTACCTGGAATAAAGATCTTACCAAAGGACATTATTCTGGAACCAAAGCTACATTACTCTGTCTTGGACGGACATATCTGCCATTAAGAGGAACATTACTACCACAAGCGATAGTAGCAGTCGCACCTGAACCTGCTGATGTAACTTGAGTCCAAGCTGGAGGAGTCTTATCAGATCTTACGTAAGAATCCTGAGGACGCCCTCTAGCAGATGGGTCTTGTCGGAGTGTCTTATATTCGATAACACTCTGCGAGAGATAAGGGACTGAGAAAGGCCCATAATAAGCTAATTGCCAGAATAGTCCGGCTGCTATTTGGCCTCCGTCTGATTGGACATCAGAACCCAGATACCAAAACTCATTCGCTAGTAAGATAGAGTCGGAATTGCCTGAGAAGCTATGAGAGCAGACGTCAAGTGTGTTACAACCAGAAAGGGCACATAGCGTAGTATCTTGTGTGTGAGTAATCGCACCGGTTGAAGTATTAAGGGAAGAAATCCATCTGTTCGTCGCACTGACTAATCTACAGATAACGAATTCCCAAGCACCTGCTGTCTCTGTTCCGGCGGCTATGCTAAAACTATCCGTTCCATTAGTCCCGGTAAATGTCGGACCTCCAACTAACCGAGCAAAATTACCGACTGTGTCTGTAATCAGCCATGGAGTAGGTGAACCATTCCCTGTTAAGGGGTTATACCATATCCCAAAAGTAATAGGCAGAACACTCGGATCAATTAATAGCGTGCCATTAAATGAAATCTTCGCTGTCGCAGAAGAACCGAGACCGCCGCCATTACAGATACAACGCATCAAACACTCTGGTATTGAACTGGAGTATATTGGATGACGTGGTTTCCACCTGTAGAGTTTAGAGCGACTGCCGTGTTATTCAGAACCCAGATACCCCACTTACGTGGCATAGTACCCCCGAAGGCATTCTGGATAGAATGGGGGCCTGAATGATAAGCTATGTTAGACGAAGCAGAGACTTGGATAGTCTCGAGAAGCTTCATAGTAGGTTTGACGGTAGGTGTTAATCCTGCGTCTGAAGCACCCGCACCACCAGAATAGTTAGTACCATCGCCTGTACCGAATGCCCATATTTCGATTAACGTGTTGACAGTCGGAGTCGTCCCAGTAGTGATCTTACACTGGACGATAGCGTCGACGGCTAGATCGGTAGTGTTATCAATAACCGTACTTTGACGGCCAGCTGTTGCATTCGCCGCCAAAGACGCCAAAGTTATTGTAAGGGCCGTTACACTTCCATATAGTGGTTTAGCTGTAGTGCTCATCCTTAGTGTAGCGCCGCCAGAAGTTGATTCAGGGCGTTAGCTAGATTAGTATTAGCCGTTATAAGTGAGTTTACTGCTGGGACAGCTGCCGATAGCGGCTGGCCATTAACGTAAGACGTAAAGATCGACGTCTCGGCTGCTGAGTGTGCAGCTCGTGCGTCCGAGATAGCCTGTAGAATTGTTCCTACGGGGCTCGGAGGTGGGGTTAGCCCAGTTCCATTAGACATGATATTCCTTATGCGAGTGATAGAGTGAATGTGTTAGCTGCGAAGGACGCGGTGACATTCGAAGGAATACTCTGCTGAGTAACCTTTCGGACTTGACCGTTACCTGTAGTAGCTGTATTAATACCAGCGGTGAATGTATCTGTAGTTGAGTTCGCTACTGTTAAAATACCCCCTGTGAAAGCGACCGGTAGAGTACCGTCGAACTTCTGAGTTACGACGACAGAGTCACCGTTACTATAGCCGTGTGCTGGAGCTGTTAGAACACCAGGAGAAGCTAGAGTGACAGAGAACGGAAGCCATTTAAAATTACCTAGATAATCCCACCAGAGGAGGTTACCAGAAGTAACCGCGTCGTACAGACCCCATGAAGTGGCTGTACCCCAAGAGAGGGTAGATTGGACAAACGAGATAATTGCACCGGTATTGACGTCCGATGCTGGTAGGGTAAATGGTTCCGGGTTACCAGATGACGCCGTAGCTGGCGTCCATGCTGAGAATCTAATTACGTCCGTACCGACACCTGCGACTGAGTTATTACAGACGACGGTAGTCGGTGTAGTAGAAACAATCGTAGTTGCAGCCGGGACGTTACCAGGAGTAGTCACATCGCGGACAGACATACCTGCTACAACCCACGCTGGGACTGAAGCGAATGTAATCGTACTAGATGCCGCCGAAGAGGCTGTTAAATTGCCTGCCACCTGGATTCTCGCGTACGCACCGCCAGAGACTTCAGTACCACCGGTACCTGCGTCTGATGTCGGAGCGGTCGTGAATAGAGCGCAGAAGACAGAAGGAAGAGCTGGCACAATCAGCTGTCCAGATAGATAGTTTAAGACGTTTTGTGCCGAATAGTCTGATAGACCAGCCATGATTATTCCTTAATTGGTTGAGAGAATGGCAGCAACTTTGTCTCCGCCGTTGACGACGAAGTACTCAGATTGTCCACCAGACATCCTAATTCCACCGGTTGCGACAGCCGTCGGATTAGTTCCAAATTTCAGACAAACACCTGTGGAGACATCGCCTCCTACACTAAGACGAACAATCGACGTAGCTGCGTTAAACGCAGGTGATTGCGCACTTGCTGCAGAGACTGTGAATTGTGAATCAGCTAAAGAAGGTTGTCGGACAGAGCCGATTGTCTGGGCGTTCTTCATGGCAGTCCCAGAATATTCTGAGATGAAGAGACTAGAAGCAGCCATTACATTTTATACCCGTGAGTTGCGCCAACTGGATGATTATTCACCCGATGATTACCGCCTGCTTGTTCATTTGGCATTTCGGATGTTTGTAGAGTTGACGGCATAGCGCCGTAATGAAGACCACCACCGCTCTTTGAGTTATCGGCTGCGCCGGTAACCTTCTTAGCTTTAGTAACTCCACCTGGATCGTTTACTTTTTGCATTATCTTTCCTTTAAGTTATGCCTCATCGAGGCGAGTATAGCTTTGTGTCGAAATTGGGCCGGAGCTTTATTTGCAGTCATCTGATTGACGGCGATAACTCCAGGGATGATTTTGTCTGCTTTGAACTTAGACCATTTCCCCATTCTTTCCTTGTGAAAGTCTTTGTAGAAATTCGGGAAGGACATCAAACTTTCTTAAGTCTAGGGTTCTTCTTCTTAGCTGAAGCTGAGGCAGATCTAGATTTCTTAGCTAGGATTGCTCCTGCTGCTCTCTTAGAATAGCCTTCAGACTGGATCTTCTTAGCAACTGCCTTAAATCCAGGATGCTTAGCCACTACATACTCCAACGTTGACCAAGAGGCTTGCCCTTAGCTTTATAATTTGGAGAGTTCTTTAGTGAGCCTGGTGTGGCTGGACGCTTATGCCCCATAAATGTAGAAAGCTCAGTCCCGTAGACATCTGGGTCTGGGTTATAATAATCTGGAGGAAGAAGTTGATATTCCGTCACTGGCTCCTTAGGAACATTCTGTGCTCCTGGCTTAGGGAAGGACGGATCTACTAGAGTTTCGTGATCTTGCATTTTGTTCCTTATGTTTCGACTACGTATAGTCCTGTGAGATTGTAGAATGATCCATCTGCACCGAAGGTTGCTGCTGAATCTATTTGTCTGAGCATCCGCGCTGTAGTGTAAGGCACTCCACCGATGAGTAATCCTTGCTGCTGCGCCATTCCACACTCGATCCCGCCAAATAAAATTCCCCAGGTTAGAAGGAAACTCCCTACAGATGAATCGGTGAAAATTGGGAGAGTTATATAAATAAAATCATTAGTTGGTATTGTACCGTGGTCGACTATATCTAATTCGGCAGTAAGAAAGACTAAGTTACCGGATTGGATGTAGCTTCCCTTAAGTCCGTAGGCGGCGAGTGTTCCTGAGCTTCCTTGAACTATAGGAGCATAAGATTGCCAGATACCTGAAGTATCTCCTAGTAGACCTGTGGTGGCGACTTTTGCGAGAGGACGATTAACCGTTCTATATGGTTTAGATAAAACTCTATGTGTCGTCATTCTATGACATACAGTCCAGATACGGCATAAAAATTATTAGAGGCTACTAGTGTCGTCGGAGAAGTAGGTTGTTTGAAACAGGCTGCTGCTGAATAATCTATCCCACCGATATTTACTAAGTTAATAACACAAGGCCCGAACTGTGGACTGAAGGGATCTCCCCAGTTTAGAACAAGATTACCATTTACGGTGGTCACCTGAGGAAGAGTGAAGAAAATTTTTGTTGAGGCTCCAGCACTACCTACGTCTACGATAGTTGCAGAAATGTTAACGAAGATAATATTACCAGATTGGATGTACTGGCCTGAAGCAGATGCTGAAGTTAACGCTCCAACCGCAGGAAGAATAATAACGGTATAAGATTGCCATAGACCGAAGGTATCTCCAAGTAGTCCTGAAGTGGCTACTTGAGCTAAAGGACGCGGTCTACTTCTTTTTCCTTGAGAAGAGACTAATCCGGTGTTAGATCGGATTGTTGACAACGGGCTTCTTCTTAGCTTCTTTTAAAGCAGTAGCTTCTTCGATAGCTTTTTTGATATCTTGAAGAGAATATACTCTCATTTGGACTTGATGACTCTCTTAGGGAGGCTCATACCCTTAGAAGCCTGATCCCATTCGTTTACTGAAACGCCTTGGGCTTCTAGCTCTTTCTTGTGGGCGTGGAAGTATCCTCGTTGTTTAGCGGAGACATATGGCATTAGTGATCCCTTCCTAGAAGATCGTCTACCTCGTGGGAAGATCTCTCTTCGTAGTCTTTACCGCAAGCGGCGTATCCGTCATCGTAGCCTTTAATCCAGAAGTAGAGACCTACTGTGAAACAGACAACACCAACTATAGCTATAATACCTAAGATTTCACTAGGAGTCATAGGTGTCTCAACAACATGATTATTACTACTGCAAGAGACGATAAAGCAGACAGACCTATAAAGGCGCCTATAATGACCGCACCTATAGAGGAGATCCCTGTGGATTTACCTCTTGCAGCTACGGCGTCTCTTTCAAGTACTCCTATACGATCTCCCACCGCATCGTGCTGGACTTGGAATTCAGCTCTAGGAAGAAGAGTAGCCTGTTGATCTTTGAGCTGTTCTCTGAATTCATTAACAGACTCGAAACGCTTCTCAGCGGCTGTCTCCGCCTTAATCACAGCTTTTTCAGCTGCAGCTAAGGCGAAAGAGACGGCTTCTTTACTTGCGTTAAACTTGTCTGTATTTCGATTCTCTCTTTCATCAGAGAGAGATACTAAAGCTGAGACTTTCTCAGTAAGGTATTTCTCTAGAGTGTCTAGAGTCCAACCATTAGGGGATTTAGACAATGCTATCAACTTTAGCTTTCACATAAGAGAGTATCTCTGGTAAGAAGTACATAAGTACCACTCCAGAGATAAAACCTATAACTAGACCTAATAGGAATAGCATTAGTGTGGACCGACGCCACCGAAGATTAGAGCTGCAGCGATAAAGGCCGCTCCTGCCCATCCAAGGTTAAGTGAAGGCCATGGCCAGACGGCTGCTATAGTAAAGCAGACGAAGGCGAAGACTTCTAAGATTAGTGTCATTAGCTTGCCTTTACAGAGACTGGAGCTTTAGCTTCCTTAGCTTTAGCTTTCTCTGCATCTACAGAAGCTTTCTCAGCTGCTGCAGCTTCAGCCTTAGCTTTAGCCTTCTGTTCCTCTGACATCTCGTTATCTAGGTTTAGATCAGTCCGCTTGACTGTCTCCTTACCGATATCGTGGATGGTGATCTCCACCATGCCTTCACCCTGAGAAGAGGGGTTCATTGTTAGGACTTCTCGTCCTTTGTATTTAACTACCATTTTTCCTTAAATCCTTATTGACAATAAGATTTCCGTGTGCTAGTATGCAGACGGATGTTAACGTTGCATATTATACAGGAAACTGAAGAGAATGTCAATAAAAATAGATGATTGGACAGAAGACCGGATAGAAGATTTCCTTAGAGATACTTTCGGCCGACCTAGTTGGAATTCTCTCGAAGGATGGTATGATCCACCAGATTATTCCTACTACGCACCGAAAGTTAGAGAGTTCTTGCTCGACTTCCCGCAGATAGCCTCTCAAACGCCCTAGGAAGCTCACTGGTGAGTTTTAAGGGGTACCCCTATATCACCCTACCGGGGAAGAACAAAAATGCATCCTGAGCCTTCCTATTGCCTCGTTTACTTTCAGAAGCGTTGGTTCACCAAAGATGAGTATTATAAAATTTTTCTGTCCGATATTTATGGGGTGTAGTTCATCCGCGCCTTCGAGGGGTGGCACCCCTATGGAGGGTGGGTGGCACCGGCCTCAATTGCAGGTTGTAGAAGGTAAAATCGTATGGTCCGGGCTGCGGTCTGACACACCCAGAGGTTAGCTATAACACAGGTTATATAACCTCTGGTTATGCTA